AAATTCTTGATGTAAAATAATTTTTTACTATTATCACTAACGTTTTACAAATAAAAAAATTATAGATATGACAAACGAAACACTTGAAGAAGCTGCTGACAATTATGGATTTCAAGTTCCTTATAATGGAACTAATGATTTTTATGATATGACAAAAGTAAAATATTTTATAGCAGGTGCTAAATGGCAACAAGAAAGAATGTATAGTGAGGAAGAAGTAATTGCAATAGTAGAAAAAAGCAGAGTAACAGGATTAACAGCTGAATATCTACTACTGACTGAACAATTTAAAAAGAAATAGTATGAAAAATAAACAAACAGCCGTTGAGTGGTTGGTAAGCAAACTTCCTCAAAGGATGCTAAATTACCTTAAAGAAGAAATCGAACAAGCCAAAGCAATGGAGAAAGAGCAGATTATAGATGCTTTTGGTATTGGTTGCCATCATGAATCTAAAAGATTAGTTGGCTATCATCATATTGCAGAACAATACTACAACGAAACTTATAGAAAGGAAGCTTGAATGAATAAATATAAAATGAAACGTAAATTAGGTATTGATGATTTGCTTTGTGAATTTGCTTTTCAAGGTAATTCTCAAGGTGATACAACAGCTACTAATGAAATTTCAGAATACATAGCTTCAAAAGGTTGGTTATCTGTAACTAGAGGTTTTGAAGATATAATGTTGGATCAAGAAGCTATATATAAAGAATCTCTTAGAAGATACGAGGTTAATATAGCTTATATTGAAAAGTTAAAAGCTGAAGGTAAATACGGAGAAGAATATGAAATAGATATTAATTTACATCCACATCCTGAATTTGATACTCCTACAAATAAAGGCGGTCCTCCTTTAAGTAGTTATAGAATGATATTTTTAGATACAAATAATAATTAAATAACATGAAAATAGCATGTATAGATGTAGATCACGTATTTTATTTATCACTTACTGGAGAGAAGATATTAGATGAAAATGGTGAACCGGTTAAAGTAGATGGTAAATTTACTTACAGAGAAAGAACATTTGAAGAATCTTGTAAAGTAGCAGATGATTATATTACTAATATTCTAAATGTAACTGAAGCTACTGATTACATAGGATTCTTTGGAGGTAGTTCTAAATCAAGAAAAGATATATATCCTGAATATAAAGCTAATCGTAAAGATTTAGAACCATTAAAGAATCTTACAGAAATGAAATCCTATTTAGCAGATAAGTGGAATTTTGTATACATTAGAATTAAATTAGATATTGATTTTCCATATGAAACAGATGATTTAGTAGCTAGTTTTGTAAAACAAACTCCTAATAGTTTTATAATTAGCCCAGATAAAGATTTACTTGGATTAGTAGGTAATCATTATAATCCTAGAAAAAATGAATGGGTTTATGTAGCAGGCAGTACAGCAGAAAATAATTTTTGGTGTAGTATGATTACTGGAGATACATCTGATAATATTAAAGGTATACCAGGTAAAGGTATTAAATATGCTGAAAATCTTATAAAAGAAGATGAAGAAGGAACACCTTATCAATCTTTAATATTACAAGAATATGTAAATTATTTTGGTGAGTATAAAGGAATTGAAGAGTTTTACAAAAACTACAAATGTCTTAAAATCAAAAACGATTTAGATATAAGCATGTTTACACCTATTGAATGGGAATTACCTAGTATTGAAGAACAACAACTTAATATAGAATAAATGATAATATTACCAAAAGATATTTCAAGATGCACCGGAGAAACAGAATCTGGTGTATCTTGTCATATGAAACAAAATTGTAAAAGATATTTAGCTTATAAATTAAAAGATGCAGATTATGTTTCTGTAATTACTGCACCTGAATGTATAGAACATACTCCTTTAGAATGTCCACTTAAAATTATAGCAAGTAATGAGGTATAATATTGTTTTTACACTAAAAAAAGATAAAGAAGTTATAAAAAAGTTTGAGATTGTTGAACTTAACAGTAATGATAAAAGACAAATACTAAAGTATTTATCAAATAAATATCCTGACTATAAGGTAAACATTCAAAAAATAAATCAATCACTAAATGGATTATCAAATACATGATAGTTGAAAAAAGTACCAGAAAAGCTCTGGAAATTAAATATAGTGGTAGGAGCACAGATTTTCTTACTCCTACTATTATATTTGGGTGTGGTTTTCAATGTTTATACTGTTATTGTAAAAGACATAAGGTAGATGGAGTAAATATAGCAACTAATTTAGGTGATATACTTACTGAAGTTAATAATCATGCATATTTTACAATAGTAGATAAACCTAATCAAACACATCCTGAATATACAACGTATGATCTCGGATGTAATTCCGATATGGCTTTACATACTAAACATTATGATTGGGTAAGAACATTTGAGTTTTTTAAGAATCATCCTAAAGCTATGGGTAGTTTTGCTACTAAGTATGTAAACAAAGAACTTTGTACGTATAATCCTGAAAAAAAGATACGTATAAGGTTTAGTCTTATGCCTCAATCTTATTCAGATTTATTAGAACCTAACACTAGTAAAATAAATGAAAGATTAGAAGCAGTAAAATTATTTCAAGATGCAGGTTATGATGTGCATTTAAATTTTAGTCCAGTAATTGTATGTTTTAACTGGTTACAAGAATATGAGCAATTATTTAAAGATGTTAGAGAATATGCTAAAACATATGATTGGGATAATGATTCTGTAAAATGTGAAGTAATATTTCTTACTCATAATGAAGGTAAACATCAGAACAATTTAAAAATTAATCCTGTAGCAGAAGAATTGTTATGGAAACCAGATATACAAGAAGCTAAAGTATCTCAGTATGGTGGTGAAAATCTAAGATATAATCATAAGCTAAAGCATGAGTATATTAAACAATTTACTAAACTACATGATGATATAATCCCGTGGAATACAATAAGATATATATTTTAATAGTTAATTTATGATAAAAAATTTATTTGAACAACTAAAACCTCAATATAAAAACATGTTTAATAATTTTAGTAATGAATACCCTAATTATACAAACACATTAATTGAGTATTTAAAATTACATTATGAAATGACTGATGTAAGTTATTTTACAGCATCAATGATTTGCTCTATAACTAAAGTAAAATTAACAGAATTTTTAACATTATTTGAAGACGAAAATGAAACAAGTTAGTAAATGTAATTACTGCAACGGTGAAGGTAATCTTTTTATCTCTGATTGTTGTGGTGCAGAACCAAGAAGTAATGGTGACTCCGATAGTTCAGATATAGGTATATGTTCTGAATGTGGTGATCACTGTGATTATGATATGGAATGTGAAGATTGTAATGGAACAGGTTATAAAAATTAATATGAAAACATTAGAAGAAAGATTCGGTAATTGGTGGAGATTAGTTAAAAATGAGGTTGATAAACCTTATTTTAAAAAACTAGCTAACTATATTGCTAAAAGAAGAAAAGAAATTGAAGTGTATCCTGTATCTGATAATGTGTTTAGGGCTTTTGAATTAACTAATCCCGATGATGTAACAGTTATCTGGATTGGTTTAGACCCTTACAATAATTTCAGTGCATGGACAAATGCTCCTGTAGCAGACGGTTTATGTTTTAGTACAAATAGTCAAGATAGAACTCCTCCAAGTCTATCTAAGATACATCAAGCTATTGAAGAAGATTGTTATAATGATTTAAATTTAGAACTTGATAACAACTTAGAATATCTTGCTAAACAAGGTGTATTATTACTAAATAGTTATTTAACTGTTGAGAAGTTTAATAGTCTATCTCATTCAAAAATAGGATGGGAAGAATTTAATGTTAGTATTCTTAATCAGTTATTTAACGATAATTTACCTAGATTTGTTATTACGTTTGGTTCAGCAGCTAAAAAGTTAATAGAAGAATGTGTGTTACATTCTAATATTGAAGTAATTAATTTAGAACATCCTGCATATGCTTGCAGACAAAATAGAAAACTAGAACATAAAAATGCTTTTAGTAAAGCAAATAGTTTTATACAAAAGCATTACGGAATTGAGAAAAGAATAAAATGGTAAGAAACTGACGATAAACTATTTTAGATTAGTCATTAAAACTAAAAAACAGGATTGGTCAGCAACTCCTGTATAGGTTAATATATCAAAATGGTTCAAACATTTTGGCTATGATGTTTGGGTTTATCTGACGGAGGAGGGGGTGGTTCCCCTCCTTTTATTTTTCATCAATAGGATTCATACCTAAATCTGTTAAGAAAGCATCTACTTTACTAAGAGGTGTTAGTTTAATACCTCTTTGCAATGGACCTTTTGTTCTTTTATCATCATCATCTGCTTTAAAAATAGAACCTATAAATTTACCTACATCTCCTGCTGTACCTAAAACAGGAGCAGGTGATAATAAAATTTGATATTGACTTTCAAATGTTGGATCTACGAAAAACAACAATTCAGAGTATACTCTTGAACCAATTTTATTTGATATTTTAGCCCAAGTTTCTTTTTCATCATCATCATCTAAACCTGCTTTTAATAATTGTAATAATAATCCAGTACCTAAAAGTAAACCCATTTCTAATCTTGTAGATTTTAAATTAGCTTGTTCCATTTCAGATAAATCTCTAAGTTTAGATAAACCAACTAAGTGTTTAAATAATCTAAAAGCAGTTAAATATCTACCTTCAATATCTTTTTCTAAAACATAATCATATCTTTTTGAACCAAATCTTTCAAAAAACAAAGCAGGAAGCCAGCTTCTATGTTGCATAAACATTCTACCAACAATATATTGTTTAGCTAACATCATATCGTCTTCACTTATACCACCTATATTTTTTCTATTAATTTTAATAATTTGTTGTCTAAGTTGAGATTTTTGAAAATCATTTGCTTCTACAACTAATTTTTCATCTACAACTTTAAAAGAATCCCAATTAAAATTATATTTACCACCAATTATTACAGCTAGAGCTCCTGCATTTCTTAAAACACTTTCTGATGTTTGCATTAAAGTTAAAGCATTATAATCAGCTAATAACTTTTTAGTTACTGAGTTAGTTAATAATTCTTCTTGTTTTTTAATAAATTCTCCAGAATCAATATTTAACCATTCAAGAATTAATTTAGCTTTTTTACTATCTTCATCAGGAAGATTTGTTTTTCCTGCTAGAGCCAAACCCATAGCTTTTGTTAAATCGGCTTGACTATAATATAAACCATTTGCTCCGGTCATATACATGTTAGCTGTACCACCAAATAAGTTTACAATAGGAGAATATAAACTAAAACCTAAGTTTTTTAAAGTAGTCCAACGAATTGCTTTATCAACTATTTTACCAACTGATAATCTTTTAGAATCTCCTTTTTTTAGTATACCAATTAGTTCAGTAAAACCGTTACCTTTAATTTCTATAGCAACATCTTTTTTAAGTGTTTTATTATAATAAACATGATCAATCCATCCTTCCATCATAGCTAAAGTTTTTGATGCAGGGTTAGGTCTAGCAGGAGTTTTGTCAACACTAATAGCATTACCTAACATATCAGTAGCTAACCATTGTTGTTTTTTAATAATGTCTTTTGCATTTATAACTAAACCTTCTAAAGATTTTAACTCTTCATATCTATATACACCCTCCATAAATTTAAAAAATACTACAGGTAGATCTAAAGATTTATTTTTAATTTCACTTATTCCGGGAATCCACATTGTACCTAACTTTTCACCTGTAATTGAGTCTTTTTCAGACATCATTTCATCATCATATGTAACTTCAATACCGTCAAATACACCTGACCATGAAGCTTTAATAGAACCTAATAATCCTAAATCAGTTGCTCTTTCAATATATCCTTTTAAAAAGTTAGGAATAAAATTCTTTTTAACTTTCTCAGGCATTATTTCATTAGCATATTCTAATAGCCCTTTTAAAGTAAGATACATATCTTTTACTTCTTTAGGACCATTCATAATTTCTGTATACTTTGGATTAGTCCATTTTTGTTTTGGTGTAAAATAAGTAAAAGCATTTTTATGACTATTTTCCCATTTTTTTATTTGAGCTGCAATTTCTATTTCTACTAATCTATCTATTTCACTTTTACTAACATCGGGATTTTCAAGTTTTAATTTATTTGTATAAACGTCTCTTGTCGTAGTATCGTGAAAATCTAGTTGTTTATCTCTAGCTTCTATATAAGCTTTTTCATTAAATGTTACATTATCTTTTGCCCAATCAAAATCTTTTTTATTTTTAGCCATTTTAAATTCATCGTAGAATTGTTTTTTCCACTCATCTACTAAATGATCATTTTCAATTAATTTACTATAAGATTTGTCACCTGTTACTTTAACATAAGCTTTACTAACATCCATTAACATATTCCCTAAATCTTGAAGCTTTTGTCTTGCTCTTTCTAAGGCAGTAGTAGTTTTTCTAAATACAGTTTGTACTATAGGATTATCAACATCAGCTATACCCATTGATTGAGAAAATACCCAGCTTACATCTTTTACAGGAGCAAAAATATCATCACCAAATCCTTCTCTTTTAGTAACTTCTGTTTCATTAGCTGATTCAAATACTACATCTTTTGCTAACTCTTCAAACATAATTTGAAGTTCTTGAGCTTCTTGTTGTATTCTCTTAAACTGTTCTCTAAACTCTGTAGGTGGATCTAATAAAGCTAGTATTGTACTATATAATTGTAACTGTTCTTTAATAAATCTACTATCAGTTAACTCTTTGTTTTCTAATTTTTTACGTATTACAGCTAATTCAATATATCCAGATTGAGTAAATTGATTATAATCTTTTTTAAGCTGTAAAGCTTGTAATAAGTCAAGTTTAGATTCAAATACTTGATTAAAAGCAGGTCTTTGATCTTGAGATATGTTTTTTGATTTAGACATATTCAAAAGCTGTGACTTTAGCTTATTAATTGTAGCATCTAATTTTCTATTACCTGTTTGAAAAAATGTAGGAGCTACAATTTTAATATTTTTTAACTCTCTTCTTTTTAAAAACTTTTCAGCAGAAAGACTTTTATATTTAGTTGTACCGTTATAATTAAATTTATTTTCAGGTTTAACTTCTACTTCTAATTCTAAAATATAAGTACCTAATACTTTTCCTTGTACAACACCTAATGCACTATCTCCTGCTTTTAAAATATTATTATACTCAAGAGTTTGTTCTGACCATTCGTTAATTTTAGCATATCTTCTTAAAGGAGTAACATCTTCAGTAAATCTAGTTTTTAAATCATAAACATAATAATTACCTTCAGGTGTTATTTCTAATAAATCTATAGTACCACCTTTAGTAGTTTTTACATTACCAACCCACACCTCGGCTTTTAAAATGCTATTTCTACTTTTAGCTTCATTAATTATTGGTTGAAGTTGTTTTCTTAGAGCTTGTTCAAAACCTAACATTCCTTCATCTATAACAAAATTTTCAATATGTTGGTTATATTCAGGAAAAGCTTCTTTAATTATATTAGCTTGTATATTATGCAATATTGTACCAGATTCTTGAGCTAATTTTTCAAAATCTTCTTGTTCTTGTGATTTTAAACCAAACTGTCTTTTCTGAATACTACTTTTAGCTAATTGAGAAGGTCTTAACCATTCAATATCAAATCCTTCAACAAGATATTTATTATTAATATTCTGAACTTTAGCTTTTAATTCATCTAATTTACGAGATATTATATTTTGAGTATTATTTGCAGGTGCAGCTAGAATAGGTAATGTTTCTGTAAATTCTTCCTGTTCTACCATTTGACTAACACTTTCATCAACAATCATAGCTGATGCAGCAAATACTTCATCAAATAAACTAGTATTAGTAACACCAAATATTACTCTAAAGATTTGAAGTATTTCTTCCCAAACAGATTTAAAATTTTTATTGGTAGGAGGTAATTGTTTTAAATCGTTAATAAATGTTTGATTAGTAAATATACCAACTAATAATTCATCTATATTAGTTAAAGGATACTTGTCTGTTAACATTTGTTGTACTTTATCAGTTTGCAAATGTTTTAACAATCTATCTAAATTTTTAACAGCAGCAGAATTAGGATTATTATAAATATATAAGTTAGTATAACCGTGAAGAATTTCATGTGTTAAAAATGCAGCAGTATTTGATACATTAGCGTTTTTAGCAATAAATATTTTTCTTTTATTAGGACTCCAATATCCAGCAGCTTTAAAATCATCACTTAAAGATTTATTCCAATCTTCATCAGGCGTATTTTCTTTATCAAAAGAATCTACATCTACTATTTCAATAGGAATATTTAATTCAGATTTTAATAGTTGTTTAGCTATAGCAGCTAAACCTCCTTCACCTTCTTTTAATTTTTTTAATACTGTTTGACTATCTGAGTTTTTACCAGAAATGTATTCTGAAAATTTGTTACCTTTACCTTTACTTTCAGCAAATAAAGGTATTTGTTTATTTGTATCAGTGGGTTTATTTGTATCAGTAGGTTTAATTCTAGGAGTAATTGTAACAATAACTGTATTTACTCTTGATGTCTGTTGAAGTTTAAAAATATCAGGATATTTTTTTTCAAGAGCTTCCATTATCCTAAAATTAGGTTTAAAAATCTCAAGAGAATTTATATCGTCTATAGAACCACCAACCTCATTACCTTTTATTATAAAAAATTTACCTTGAAATGATGTAACAACTCCTTGTAAATAATCTTTAATACCTTCTAAACTTAAATAAGGATTAGCTTCTAATCCTCTTAAAGCACTTTCAAGTTTATTTTCATTTACTTGTTTTAAAAAAGCTTTTGCTTCACTAATTGAAGGAGCATAAAATTGACCTTTAGGTAAACCCTTTTGTCTAGATATAGCTCTAATTATTGCTTCAGCTATTGTTTCTCCATACCTTTTAAATAAAGGTTGAAACTCTTTATATTTTTTATTTAAACAGTTATCTGCCATTGTTAACAAGTTATTTGGTCTAAAAATTCATCTAATTCTAAATAGAAAGGAACATTTTGATATTTTTCATATACTTCTTCAAAAGTACCAGCTTTACTTTGTTTATCTTTAGGTAAAGCCTCATATAAAGCTTTAAGATTAGATTTAATATCTGATTCTTCACTAGCACTTACAGGAGCTTGGGTAGTTGATTCTAATTTAGAAATAGTTACATTTGGTTGATTAGCATTTATTTTTTTATTTCTTTCTATTACTTCTCTAACATTCTTAGTTTTAAATATTTCTTCTAATTCTTTTATAATTTCAGTTTGTTTTGATGATGTTGTACGTATACCTAACCCTGTACTTAGTTCAATTACAGACTTATCTTCTTGGTCTAACATTAAATCAATGTCTTCAAAACCAGGAACTACTATTTTTTTACCAGCTCTTTTTATTAATCCTTGTCCTAGATAATCAGAATAAAATATAGTATATCCTTTTTTAATAGTTTCAGGCATAAATTGTAAACTAATAAATGTTTGAACACCGTTAACTAATGCAACTTCATACTCTCCTTTTTCAAGACCACTTTTATAAATTATATCTTGTATATCTTTATTTACAACAGGTTCTGCACTTACAGTAGGTTGAGTTTCTAAAACATCTTGATCATTAAATGTATATTCAATATTTTCTTCTGGCTGCATTTTTTCACCATTATCTGTAAAATTATAAAATAAAGATTTAAAATTCTTAGACACAATTCTCATTGATTGATTCATACCTATTTGCAAATATGTTAAAACAGGAAAATTAAAACTAAGTTTATTTTTAAATATTTTAAATTTAGGTTCAGAGGTAGTAGTTAATATACCGTTATTAAATTTAGCTCCTTTTGCAGAATCATAAGTAATATTTTTAATTTTATTACCTACATTTTCAAGTATTTTTATAATAGAATTTATTACTTTAAAGTCAGCACTTTTAACATTTAAAGCTTTATTTACCATTGGAATAACATCATAATGAGGTAATTGGTTATAAAAACTTACAGGAGATTGTACTACACCTGTTTGAAACATTGCTACTTTAATAAAATCTTCATATAATTGTTTATCAACAGTTTTAATTTCTTCAAATTTAGAAGTATAATAACTAGATTCATCAGCAGATAATGTTTTATTTATTGGAGATAAAATTGTAGGTTCAGCAGCACTAGGTTTTAATTCTATTGTAAAAAAATTCTGAATAATATCATTATCATGTAAAGGATGTGTTTTATCATTTTGAATTTTAATAATTCTATGACCTAAAGTATTATCTCCAAAGAACAATTCAGAATTATAACCTATATGATTTTGTATCATATAATTTACAATAGCACCATATATAATATCAGCATCTTGAGAATCAGCAAACTTACCTATCCATCTTCTAGATGGATCTGTAAATAATCTAAATACTTCTTGAATATTAGCATTTTTTTGAAGAACGGTTAAATCTTGATAAAGAGACTTAACAAAGTTAAAAGAGTTCTTATAAAAAACTTTTAATTGGGTTTTAAAAATTAAATCTGAATAAGGAGTTTCAGCACCATCTTCCATTGTAGCTAGTGAATAATTTTCACCTTCATTCATCTTTTGATCAAAATTGTCAAATTTAAATTTTAATAAATTAGATTCTGCAAGATTTTTACCTGGTCCTGTTGTATCAAATTTTGTTGTAGATATAGATTGTCTAAGTATAAGGGCAGCATCTTTAAAATATAAGAAATCATCTAATAAATCAGCCATAAGTTGAGTTGAACCAGAAACTCTTTTAGGCCAATAATTTAATATATCATCTACACTATATTCACCTCTTGAATCTCTGGAACTATTAATATTAGATTTGTTTTCAGTATTTTTATTTTTATAAGCTATTTCAGGTAATTTAAATTCATTTCTTACTGTTTCTATTATATCACTATCGTTTATTTTTGTTCCATTTTGTTTAGCAGTAACAGAATTATTAATTCTAGTTAGTTCTAAATATCTTTGAATAGCAGGTGTATTAATCCAAGCATATAAATAATTAGGATCTCCACCCAATCTTTCAAATAGTGAAGCAATATCTCCTGTATCAAGATTAATTCCTAACTCAGTTAAATAATTTTCTTTAGCAGCATCTACAGAAGCAGTTAAATATTCGTTGCTTAATCTATCGGAAATGATTAAACCAGTTGTTCCTTTAATAGCTGATAAATTTGGTTTACCATTTGCTGTTTCGTTATGTCTAAAATAAAAAGGTCTTGGTAAATAATTAAAATGTAATCCTACTTGTTGTGAGAGTACATGATGTGTTGATTGAGAAGCAAATACACCAACTAAAGCTTTTGAAGCAAACATTTCATAAATTACTTTAGTCAAATTAACTCCTGTAAAAATATTACTCCATTCTAATTCTAATTTTTTAGTTGGAGTATTAGATTCTTTAGACATTTTAGCTCTATCTTCACTTGCTTTTTTTAAACTATCAGCAGAATTAGGAGTAACTAATTGGTCTCTTACAATAGGATCTTCTAATACATTTACGGCTTGTTCAATTAATTTATTTTGTAATTGTTTCTTTTTAAAATTATTTATCCAGTTTTCTCTAAATTCATTATCTTGATACTTTAACAGTTTTTCATATAACTTTTGATATTTATTTTCATCAGTACCAAACTCTTCAAGAATTAAATTTATTTCTAACTTTTCTAAATCAGGTATAGTAACATTAGATTCTATTTGCTTTAATGCTTCTTCAGAAACATAATCAGAGTCTCTATCAACCTTTTTATAGTATTTTTCAATTTGACGATTAAAGTAGTTAAGTATATTTTTATATTTTTCTTTTTTAGCTTGAAACACTTCTTCAGGTTTCATATCCATAGAAATACGTTGAACTTTGCCGTCAATAATTTCTACATTAGGTATAAATAAGTTTAATTTATCCACGTCAAAGTCAGAACCACCTTGAGTAGTAATTTCTTGAGGAACTATTACTATTTGATTTAAGTGTTCAGGTAAAAACCCAACCACTCTTAAATGTAAAATAGAATTGTGTCCTTGTGTAGGAATACGATAACCTAAACTAATAAGAACATTTTCATCATCAATTACATAATATCCATCTTCATTCTTTTTTACAAATTTTTTAAATTTAGCAGGAAGTAATATTTCAGCTGCTCCTGTTTTATTTCCAAAATTAAAAAACCTTAAACCGTCATTATCTATATAATTTTGTTTAGCTTCTTTAGAAATAAAATCTATTGCTGTAGGAGTATCTACATTACTATTAGCTTGTAATTCCCAACCCTGTTGAGATGCTTGTACTAGTGAAGCACCATTAGTATATAATCTAATTAATCTATTATTTACAAGAGCATTAAGAAGATTCATTATTTTTTGTCTGGAAGGTAGACCGTCTATTGTTCCTATTAAATTACCATCGACATCTATAATTGAATTAATAGATTCTACAGTATTAATAGGATATTCTCTAGCAATTAGTTCATCTTTAACTAATTGTTTTAAACCTGAATAGTTTTGAATATTATAGTTTACCTCACCATCTTTTTCTACTTCTGTTACTCCAAGAGCTTCATATAAATTTTTTCTTTCAATATCAGCTAGTTTTTCTAATGTATCAATATTATCATCAAGCCAAGTTTTATATTTAGGATCTTTTGGAATACCGTTTTCAAATAAGTTAGTATATAATAATTTTCTTTCTTGAGTACCTTGTAGTTGTTTACTAGAATCTTTAATACCAATATCTAACTGTATTCTAAAATCTTCTAAAGGAAAATTAAATGTTGGATTATCAAGTATTTCATTTTCTTTTATAACATTTTTTAGATTTTTAGGAGTAGCCATTTTAATAGCTGATTTGGGAACAAACAATCCTACTCCGTTTTCTTTTGCATAATTATATTTTAGTTCATTATTTGTACCTAATACATCAGCAGGTGACATAGGATAAATACTTGTTTTAATATATACAGGTATTTTATAACCATTAACTTCTATTAATGAATATCCTACAGGTTTTAATGGAGGAAAAACACTTTTATTAAATGGTTTACCATCCATTACTTGTTGATAAGCTTCTTCTTGTATATCTGTCCATTGATTAACCCCTTTAAGTAATGTTTTATAAATAGGTAAAGTTACTACACCTTGAGCATCATCAACATCGTTTTTTTCATATTTATTTGAAAATTTAATTAAATCTTTATTTTTACTTTCTCTTACAGTAGGTTTATGTACTAATACTTTAATTTGATTAGGATCATAATCAAATCCCCATTTTTTATAATCAATTGATATTTCTTTAGCTAAATTTTCTGATAAAGATACTTGTCTACCTTCAGCAACAGCAGCTGCAAATCTTTTAAACATATTTTCAGCTTTAACCGGCACTAAAGATCCATACATAGATTTAGTATAGGCAGTTGCAAAATAAAACATGTTAAAATTAAAGTTATCTACTATTTGATCAATAACGTCTTCTTGTTTTTCAATAGATAAATTATTAAACCCTAATTTATTTAAAGCTGCATCACTAAAAGATGCGTTCCATTTATTTTCACCTTTAGGTTTATAAAATAAACCTAATTCTTTAATAAGATTTTTAGTGTCTTGTTGTTGGTCATTAATAAATTTAGTAATTGCTTTTGTAAAGTTTTCAAGATTATCATCTTTTTTAATTCCTATAGATTCCCAAAAAGCTAAATATTCATCGTTAGGTACACCATAATCCCAATCAGGATGAAGTTTATCATTAGAGTCTTGTTTAAATAAATTATATAAATTAGTTATTAGTTTAGGACTTATTTTAGTAAAAGCTAAAATATCATCTTGATTTTTTGTGTCTATTTGATAACCTCTTTCTTGGGCTTTATCAGCTGTTCTAGGTAAATGAATAATAGGATTATTACTAAACATATCACTAAACAACGTATTAAATATATCTGTTAAATCTAAATTATTAAATACTTGTTTTTCAGCTTCGTCTCCCGATTCAGATGTTTGAATACCGGAAATAATTACTGTATTTGCTTCATTATTACTAAACAGTTCTTCAAAATAGTTTTTAGCTGATACTATACCTTTTTTAAGTTTAGAAGTAAACCTACTAAAATAATTATGGTTATGTACAGCATATTGTTGTTTACCTTCAGCATTAGGAGCAGATAATGTTTTATTTTCCTGTTCTAAGGGTACATATGTTTCAAGAATAGATTCTACTCTACCTTTTACATTTAATAATTTATCATCTATCCATATAATTTTATCTGTAGACGCTTCTAATTGTTTCTTAATCCAGCTAATATTTTTTCTATCTTCAGGAGATAGTTCTATAATTCCTTCAAAACCAAATACTTCTAAAAACTTAATTAAATCTGCATCAGTATTTTGTAATTTTAAACTGTTATATTTTTCTCTATCTAATTGTAATTCCCCGTTAATTCTTTTTGCATATTTAGATCTAAAAAAATTAGACTTAAATCTTTCTCTAATAATATTTTTAGTTTTACCGTCAATAGCAGAATAACTATCTTTTGGTCCAGCTGTTGCAACTATAATATCAGATTTCTGTTTAGAAAATGCTTCTGTAAAAGAACTTACAATTTTATTTAATTCCGGAGAAGGAGTATATTTATCATTATCAGTTACACCCAACCTATCTAAAAGTTGAGGAATCCACGGATATTTTAGACTATTACTTTTTAAAATTGATACTTGGTCTGCAAAATTTAAACTATTACCTAAAATGTTTTGTAATATATTCCAGGTTTCATTAAAATCTACAGGTACATATAAGTTTTGAAATACTTTTCTATCACTATTTAAAGAAGCTATTAACCAAACTGCTTCATCTGAAGCGTTCTTTTTATTTTCTTTAAATAAACTAGAAATATTAGAAACATTATCTTTTATAGCTTTTTCTTCAAATTCTTCATCAATTTCTTCAACTCCTAATTTAGTTAGTCTTTGTTTAATAAAATAGTCTTTGTAAACTTCAAAATTGTCAACTATAAGAGTGTAACCTTGATTTTTTAATGATTTAGGAATTTTAGCAAAAACTTCATCTTTATATTTGTTAATTACTTCAGAAGTTAGGTTATTAGTTCCTGATAACTTTTTAATACCATAGAAAAACAGGTATTGTAAAGCATCAATTACGTTTTCTTTATTTGTAATTGTTTGATTTTCAAACAGTTCTTTTTTAGTTGTAGTGGCTAAATCTCCGTAAATTTCCAGTATGTCATCTTTTGTTGGGGCTTCTGTTTTTCTAGTTTCAACATCTTTATTTAACCAAACATTCCACAATTGTCCAATTTGATAAGGACTTAACAATCCTTCAAATTCCTTTGATAATTGTTCAGCTGTTGCCCTAGCCGAAGGCAGCTTTTCAAAATTAATACATGATAACATACCCTACAAATATAATAATTTTATTTAAAAATTTCATCTGGATCTATACCTCCTCCTGGTCCTGGTTCAATTGGTTTATTACCTTGTATACCATTACAATCCTGATTTATTTCTTTTGCTTTATCTGTTACATCTTCTATTGTTTCAACAGGTTTAGCTTCTTCTAAAGCATCTAGTTCTGCATCAATTTTTTCAGCAATTCTTGTAGCTCTATTATTACCTATTTTAAATATACGTTGTAAAGCAGTTGTGCTTATTTTACCATCTGGTTTAATTCCCTCAACTACTTTTGTTAATTGTTCTTCAGTAAAATCTATTTTATCTTCTCCTGATTTATTTATACCTTCTAGTATAGCAGCTTTCTTAGCTTCTACATCAGAAACAGGAGCTGTAAGTTCTTTTTTAACTTCAGTAGATTCTTTTGAAAGATTATTAGCAAAAGGTTTAGTTTCCGGCTTCTTTTCATCAGTTTTTATATCCAACATTCCATTTGGACCTTTACTATAAGTAAAATAACTATTAACAAAATTTACAGTAGAGTTAATATTTGTACCTATTAAAGGATTAGGTTGTTGTTCAGTAGCTCCAAACAAATACCTTTCCATAGTTATTACTGGAACATCTGATAAAACTTCACCTGTTACATCTATTTCTGTAGGAAGAATAATTTTAGTTTTATTTCTAATAGAACCTAAAGGGTATTTAGGAAATTTATGATATACTGTTAAATGATTATATACAGCATCTTTTACTTCTTCCATATCACTTTTAGAAGTATACTGTTTTTTACCTACTATTAAAGTTCCATCTTTTTTAAAAAATATTTGCTTTTCTTTAGCACTTTTTCTTTCTCCGAGATATACTAAATTATTTAATAATCCTGAACCTTCTTCTATAATATTAAACTTAGTATTTCTTAATTTTATTTCATTACCATTAAATAATTTATGTACAAATAAATTAGCTATACTTTTTTGTGTATCTAATTCTACTTCATTAAAAGTTATAGCATCTAATAAATAAGGTGAACCATTAGCTGAAACTGTTTCAAATACTACTTTACCTAAAACAGGATTTATAGTAGTAAACATATCTATTTCATAAGTTTGTTTTGAACCATTTTCAAACGTAATTTCGTAACTTTCTTCAGTTAAATTAGTTACAACTCCAATACCTCGTACTGGAACAGCACCTGAAGTTTTACCTAATAAAGGAGTAGAAAATACTTCATTGATTGGATTTACTTGTTTTTTATTATTTAATTTTGGATTATAATTTGGAACACCATTAGATTTATTTTCAACATTTAATGTTATTTTATTACCTTTTGTAAGTAAATTAATAATGTTTTCTCTTTCTTTTCTAAATTCGTTTTTATAAGTTTCTTGTTCTTCAGGAGTTAATTCATCAAATCCAGCTATATTTCTAAAATAATCTATATCGTGAAAATGTGTTATATCAGTAGATACTAATTTACCATTTTGATATACACTAACACCTATAGGTCTATAATCAATAGTTTCTAAATCTTTTATGTTTAGATTAGGTAGTTTATTAGCAGCTCTTGCATCATTAATACTTTTTAGTAAATCTTCAGTTATAGGTCTTAAATTTAGTTGAACAGTAAAATTTTTACTCTTTGAAGGAGTATTGTCAGGATTAGACATAAATTTTACAATATTAAAGTGTTCAGTTCTAAACTGATACTGTAACTCATTCCATGAACTACCTGTAAATGTAGTTATCTTAAATCCTTCTTTATCGTATAAATGAGCAGAAGTAGAAGTAGAGTATATAGTTGGTTTTTTTGGTCCTTCAAAAATTGTCTGTTCTGTATCGTAATCGTATATAACAGATTTAACTTCTGGTTCATCAGTTTTTTGTGACATTAAATCTTCAACAGTAATATTAATACCTGCTTCAGTTTCAATTTCTTGAGTTTCAGGATTTATTCCTGTTACTTTTGTAATTATTTCTCCTTCTGGAGTTTCTATAATTACTTCTTCATTATTTTTAACAGCATTATCTATTATTTCTTCTTTTTCTTTTGTTTCATCACTTGTCTCTTTTATAATGCTTTTAATCTTATTTACTTCATCTTTTGCTGCTTCTTGAATTAATTTTTTTGGTTCTTTTAAATAACTTTCATATTCTGATAAAAGAATTTTATTAGCAGCATTTAAATCTTTATAGTTATCATATTCTTGTTTAAAAGCTTCTCTTAAAATAGGATCTTTAATAGCATCTAAAGCAACAGCTAAACCAGACTCTTTATATTCTTTATTTCTTTTATCAGGTTTACCAGCTTTTGTTCTTTTACCGGTGTAATAAATTTCTTGATATTCATTAGAATATTCTTCTAATGCAGAAAGCATTTCAGGTTTTATATTTTCTATTTCTTTAGCTAATGCTTTTTGAGAAGAAATAACTTCTGCCAATTTAAAAATAGCTGTTTTAGGTAGATTAGCTATTTGGGGTAAAGTCATTGCAGCATCATATGTTACTTTTAAACTGTTGATTAAGTCTAAAGTTTTTTCAATATTAGTAACATAATTATCTACATCTTCTTTTGATACTTCTACTTCATTTACAGGTTTATTTTCTTGAACAGCTTTAATGTTTTGTAATTCTTCAACACTAATATTTTTACTTGTTTCAAGTTCTGTTACAAAGTTTTTAAAGTTATCTGTTTTTAATGCAAATAAAGCTTTGTTTAATACTTGTTTATTTTGAGCAACATTATATAAAGCTTTATCACCATTTTCTTGAGCATATTGTTTAACTGCTTCTAATTCTGAATTATGATGTATAGTATTTATATAATCTTGATTAATTACTTTTTCTTTACTTCCATCTGGTTTTGTGTAAACAGAATAAAGTCCATTATCATATACTTTATAATTTTCAGCTAAATCAGTTTTTAATGATTCAGCATCAGCTATAATATTAGCTAACTCTTTATCTTTAACTTTAATATTTGCTGCTTGTAAAATAGATGCAGCTCCTCCACCTAATAAACCACCTAATATCCAACCCAATTGTCCTTCTTCATCAGTAAATGAGTTCTGAAATTCAGATCCCATATTTTTTAAAAAACTTAACCAAGTAGACCCCTCAATTGCAGAATCTTGAGCTGCTTTATTTATTGCAAACTGTAAACCTTCTTCACCACCTTCTAAAACAGCATTTTTACCTAATGCTGAAAGTACACTTAAAGCTTTATCACCTTTTGTAAAAACTTTTTTACCAGCTTGTTGAGCTTTAATTACATCATCAGAGTAAGCAGCTAATTTTGATTCAGTACCAAGAACATTTTTAAATGTTCCTAACATTTTAATATTCTGAATATAATCTACAGATGATAAAGCCATATTAGCTAAAAAAGATTTATCCATTGCAGCATCAGCTTCTTCTTCTGAATATCCTTTTTCAAGTAATTCTCTTTTTGTACCCTGTGCTTCTATTACAGATTCTCCAATTCTACCAACAACTGATGCTGTTAAACCAGAAACTCCATCTGCAAAATCTTTAGCTTTTTGTATTTTTTGTAAATCATTAGCAGCCAACATTCCTGATTTAGCTGCTTCTTCTATTGTTTTACCCTGAAGTATTTTATCTCCACCTTTTACTTTTAATAAAGTATCATAAAATTTAGATCCTTCTGATAATTTTTTAGCAGCCATTCTTGATCCACCAATTCCACCTGCTAAAAATCCAATACCTTGATTTAAAGCATCAAATCCTGCTAATCCTGCAAATTTAGATAAACCTTCTTTATCCATATCTTCTGTATAAACAGGAGTTGATTCATCAATGAATGATTTTGTAGCATCCATTACTTGAAATATAGCATTATTAGTAAACCAGGAAATAGGATTATAATTAGGTTCTTCTTTAGTAGCTTGAATTAAACCTTCTAATGCAGTAAATGCTGTAACAGCAGCTAAACCATAAGGGTTAGTCAATAATGCAGTACCTAATATACCAGCTCCTAATGCAGTACCTCCATGTAATAAAGCATTACCTGCAGCTAATAAATCAGATTGTTGTTGATCTCTATAAGTATTAATACCTCTATCTATATCATAAATTGTTATACCTTTATCATAAACAGAATCGTTAGGAAAATATCTACCAACATTAGCTATTGGAGCAGAATATGCCATATTTTCTTCTGCTATTTGTCTTCTATAGTTTTCTCTAGCAGCTTTTTGTAAAGCTTTTTGCCTTTTAATACCAGAACCATAAGGTAATCTGGTATTATATTCTGTTTGATTTAAATATTCTTGTATTTCTTCAGGTTCCATTATTATTCTCTTGTAAAATCAGATATTACTTTTGATAAATTTTTTCTAACAAATCTATTTAAACCAGCATTATCTAATGAAAAAGCATCAGTAATATTTCCATTAGCATCTACTTCTTGAATATTATCTTGAACATATCTTATTTTACCATCAGCTCCTCTTTTAGGAGTACCGTCATTTTTAATTATTCTGTAATATTTATTACCTACTATAAATTCTTTACCAGATTCAAAAGCTACAGTTGGATCAACTGCTGCTTTTAACATCTGACTCATTTGCATCATTCTTGTTTGATAAGCATTAGCGTCATCACTATTACCTTGAGCACCTACAGCAGTAACTAACTGATTTCCTTTATCACCGATTAATATTTGACCAGTAGCAGGAACATAAGAAAACCCTTTTTTCATAGCATTATCAATTTCATCTTTTGTAGCAGGTATAAATTTACCGTTATTCATACGACCTAATGGATAATTAGCTATTGCTGCTTTCATATTATCATCTACAATACCTCTTAATTTTTTATCTGCTATAACATATTGACTTAATAATAGTCTAGAGTTATCAGCTTTTTGTTGCATAAAATTGTCATAAACTTGTCTATCTGATAAAGGTGTTTTAGATAAACTTCTAATACGTTTTTGTTGCCATTCAGGAACTAACTCATTAAAAGAATTTACAATACCTGATTGATTTAATTCTTGAAAAGCGATATTGTATGTTGGGTATTTTACAGGATCTTTTTTCATTAAATTCATAACAGCTTGATCTAATTCTTTACCTTGTAAAGCACCCCTACCGGTAAAACTTTTAAAACTACCATCTTTATTAAAAGCTTGAGTTGAATTAGAAACTCTTTCTTTATTTATAGCATCAATTGAGTTTTTAACGTCTACTTCTGAAGGCGTTTGTATAAAGTTAAAATTAGGATCATATGGATTTGTATAACCACCTTGAATAGCTCCAGTTAATGCTCCATCAAAATTTACATCAGATGATGAAACAACTGATTTATATGCATATTTGTTAGCCCAAGCTTGAATTGATTTATTATAAGTATCATTTTTAACTTTTTCTCTTAATAAAACAGGATCTAGATTAGGATTACTTTCTAATAATATTTTAGTATCTCTATCTATCATTGCTTGAGTAGCAATGTCAGAGTCTAAGTTTTGTTTCATACCTTCGGCAACATCTTGATATTTAACCTGTTCAACAACTCTACCACTTTTTGTATTAAATGCTAATGGACCTCCTGTATTATTTATTATTCCATTTGGCATTTTTTCACCAGGATTTATAAATACCATATTTCCTTCTTCCCATCCTTTTTTATCGGCTAAATAACCTGTACCAAAAATTCTATTTAATTCATTGATATTTGCGTCAGCTACCATTTTTGGAGCTTCAATGGGTGTAAAATTAAATGTTCTGGTTTCAGGATTATATTGAGTTTGAGATAAAGTTTTATTTAGCTGATTAATATAATATTGTTTAGTTTCCTCTTTTCCAAGTTTTTCATTAAGATTAATCTGTTCTCTAATTTTAGATAATTTTTCAGCTCTATCACCAAACATTTTAAGATTATTAGCAGCATTTCTAGCTAAAGCTGCTGTTTGATGCCTCATATTATGGAAATCACCTCTTTCAGATATAGATTTTAATTCTGGTTCAAGAGATGTAATATAATCTTTAACTTTTTGTCTTTCACCAGGATCTGCAATTTGTTCTGTTTGTTTAGCTAATTCCTGGAACAAATTATACTGTTCATATGATTTATCATATCTGTCCTGTAAAATATCTCCTACTTTTTCAATAGCAGCTACAGGTACTTCTCTTGTTACAATATCAATTTTAGGACCACCAAAATTGGTATTAAAATTTAAAGGCATATTTATAAAATTTACCTTACAAATATACAACTTTAAATATAAAAAGAAACCCTAAGATTTCTCTTAGGGTTGGCTATAGTTTACTTAACTATAGGGGGTTAAGATTTTAAACTTCTTTTTTTACTTAAAGTTTTAATATATGTTTCTATTTCTTTTTTAATTTTACTCCAAGTTTCAATATTTCCACTATTTTTAGCTTTAATTAGATCTTTTTCCATTTCTTTTAATTTAAGTTGAGCAAATCTAGGAACTTCTTGTTTATCAAGCTTATAGTTCATAATATCTAAACTTAAACTTTCATCTTCTTCACCAGAAATTCTTTTAGCTAATTTATTTTTAAATTCCGGATTTTGTCTTTGTTTAGTAAAATCATCAGATAAATTTTCTTGCCAGTTTTCTAATCTAGCTTCATTTGCACGATTTTGTTTAGATTTATAAGAATTTTTACCTACTCCAGATTTTTGTTGAGCTAACTGTTTATTTCTACTTATATCTTCAAAATACTCAGGTAAATTTGGACCTAAAGGTTTTGGACCACGTTTCATAGCATTTGCACCACTAGCAGCTAATAGTCCTAAGTTTAACATATCTACTCCTGACATATTTCCTTCTCTTACAGCTTTACCTATTGAGAATCCAGCTGCACCAGAACTTACGTCAAATCTATCCGGAGCTACAAAATTATCTAAAGCTCCTTGTAAATCACCTGTTTCTCTATAGTATCTAGCAGCTGCTGGACTATAAGAGTTTAAAGTTTCAATTACTTTTTGTTCATCTCTTTGAACTTCTTCATTAGCATATTTCATTTTATCTTCTTCAGATAAATATGCAGGTTGCCATGTTTTATTCATTTGAGATGTATAATCTTGAGAAGTAAGTGCATTTTTAATTTCTTTAGCTTTTTCAGAAGATACCTTTTTACCTTCTATAGCTTTAACACCACTTTCAATTTCTTTTTGATTAGGAGCTTTACGGTATAAATCTCTCCACATATCTACAACCAATGCACGTTTTTCAGCTTTAGGTAATACTTTATAATCTAGTCCTGTAACAGATGATTTATATTTATCTTTACCAGCTTCTAAAGCAGCAGTATATTCAGCATCCATTAATGATGCTTTGTCTATAGTTGGTTGATTAACAACACCTTGTAATTGTTGACGATATTCATTACCTACAGTACCTCCTACTGGCATTTTTCTTAAACTTCTATAACTACCGCCATCTCTAAATTCTCTAATCATTCCACCAAATGCTTTTCCAAAATCTGTACCTCCAGTTACATCTTTATTTACAGTTCCTTCTCTAGATCTAGATAATATATCAGCTACGTCTTTTTGGTTTTGGAATTTCTGCATACCACCAAATACATCACCAGCAGTACCTAACAAGTCTTGAATAATTTGATTTTTCTGACCTTGTTTCCACATTTCATAGTTATATGCATTTTCCATATTCTGCCTTGCAATATCTTGATTAGCAGCTTGTTCTGACATACGTACTTTTTGGTTTCTTTGTCTAGCTTCATTTAATAATTGAGCATTAGCATTTTCTTGACCTTGATATATTCTACCTGTTGTTTCAAGTTGATTTAATCTAGCTTTATTTTTAAATGCTTGAGCTGCACCTGAAGAACCAAATCCTCTTTGTGCTTCATCCATAGCAGATATAGCAGCTCTATTTGCAGCATTAATATTAGCAGAGTAATCAACTAAATCAGGATTATACATACTAGATGAAAAGTCTAAATTAGATAGTTTTCCAGGAGCTTTTACTTTGTTTAAATTATAAGCTCTTAAAGCTGCACCTGCTAAACCTGCACCAACTTGTCCTAAAGTACCCATATTTTTAGAAGCCCAAGATTCTGGTTTAGGAGGAGGAGTTCCTGTAGTACCAGTTGTACTTGTAGTACCTGTACTTCCTGTACTTCCTGTACTTCCTGTTGAACCTGTAGTACCAAAACTTTGATTATTATTTCCATAATACCCTCTATCTGTATTCATTCCAACACCCTGATCTTTAAAAAATTTATTTTCACCCATTGGTCCAGAAAAATCTGGATTAAAATATTGACTTAAATCTATATCTGTATCAACAGCTTTACCATAATCAGGATCATATCCTGTAATATATTGTTCATCTTCAAAAGGTCCTCCACCACCATAATGAATTAATCCACCATGTTCATGTTTCCAACCAGCAGCATTTTTAGCAAAGTTAGCACGTTTAACTAATGTAGGAGAATAGTCTTCTTTATTAGCCATTATATGTGATGCCATTTCTTGTACACCTTTACCATGAGCTTTAGCATAAGCTGTAAACTTACCTCTGTTTTCAGGTTTGATATATATTCCACCGTCTTTGTATTCAAACAATGGTTCTTGATTCATACCTTCTTCACCTATTGTACCACCTTCTTGCCAAGTAGCTCTAGCATAAGCTCTAAAGTAAGGATTGTTTTTTAAGTTCTTAGCATGTCTAGCATAGAAAGCTTCTTTACCATATTTAGATTTACCTCTTTCACCCATTTTAGGGTCACCAAAATATTTCTTAGTTCCGTCTGGTCCAGTTACAACATGAGTTTTACCTTTACGTTCACTAGTTTTTCTAACAGTATAACCACCACTACCATATTCTTCAAGATAATCTTCTACTTCAGCAGGTGACATATGTGCTTGAAGTCTAGGCATTAATACTTCTTTAGGTAATTTACCACCATCAGCATACATACCGTCATTCATTAAACTACCACCTATAGGGTACATATAACCACCCATAGCCATATTAGCTATAATTTTTTGTTGTACTTCTTCAGGTAGAGCTCTAAAACCAGGATTATTTATACCACCTTCTGCATAAATATATCCACCCATTTCTTTTTCTTGAGCACGGATTTTAGCTTCTTGTTTAAGCATTTCTTTAGTAGGTTTTTTACCAGAACCTTTGTTAGCTCTGATATTATCCCAAAGACCTCTTCTTGAATAAGAACCATCAGCACGTTTAATCATTCCACCATTAGCCATTTTTAAAGTACGTTTCATTTCTTTCATTGATTTATTAGTTTCTTGATCATCAAAGTAGTGATCAAGTTGTTGATTTAAAAGATATACACTATTAGCAGTAGCTACATCTTGAGGATTTTCTTCAAGTTTCTTTTCAAGTTTAGCTATCTTAGTTGTAATAGGTTTAGTTACTTGAGCATATGTTCTACCGTTTTTATATTTTAACCTATCACTAAATATTCTAGTTCCTTCAGGAAGATTAACTTCAACACCACCATTATCATGAGATGGACCATCTACTCTACCTACAGTTCCATCAGGAGTTTGAAAAGTTTCTTCAAGTTCTAATTCAGCATTAGGATTCATCATATGTTGGTCTATAACTCCACCATAAGGAAAGTTAAAATTCTTTTGAGTTACATCAACATACGGATTTTCTTGTTTAGGTCCGTATTTAATTCTATCAGCAGTTTCTTGTTGTCTTTGTAATTCTTCTTGGCTTGGTCCTTTATCATCAAACATTTCACCTACTTTAGAACCTAAAATACCAAGAGCAGGGGCAGCAACAGTTCCTAATCCAGGAACAAGTAAATTTAATGCCATACCTGTACCTGCTCCAACAGCACTACCAACAGTAGCACCTGTACCATGTTGAGGTAATCTACCTCCGTATTTATATAATTTTGTATTTAAAGTTCTTCTCATATTATTATTTATTAAACCACCGTTTGTTTTGGTTTGATCATTTTTAATTTTCTTTTGATAATCTAATAAAGCAGCTTTAGTTTCATCTCCAAATATACCATCTAATTTACGATCTTCTTTAGTAGATTTAGGTAATTCATAACCTCTATTACTTAATTCTTTTTGTAAAGCAAGAGTATCAAAATTTTTTTTATTTACATCTAATTCAGAAAGCTCTTTATCTGAATAATACATAGGTTTTATTTTACCGTTTTTATAAGTTTTATAATAGACTCTATCATAAATTTCATACGGTTTACCAATTTTTTCTTCAAAAGGAACACCAAAATCATAAATATCATATATAGAATAATAGTCACCTCTTTCGTCTTTTCCTTTAGAAAAAGTAGCATTTTCTAAAGGTGTAAATCCACTTTTTTCTCCTTTTAATACATTACTATTTGGATTTTTAGAAAAAAGATAATTTGCTTTATTCAATAGATCAATATTAAAATCAGGATACCCATTTCTTAAAGTATAGTAAATACTATTTGGATTACTTTCATCAGTTGGTCTATATTTAGATTGACTTATAGAATTATTTTTTTGATCTAAACCCATATAAAAAGCCCAAGCATCTTCATCAGGATTATATTTGCCTTCTCTAAATTCTTTAACAGCTTCATTATATAATTTGTTAAGTCTAGGGATATATACTGGATTATCTAATGATGCATCTTGTCTTTTAGTATTTGAAATATATCTTCTTAAAGCAGGAGCTATTTCCAATAAAGGATACCCCATAGGTTCTACAGAATTATATATTTTTTCTCTTTCTTGTTTTGATAAATTAAAAGAAGATTGAGGTCTATTACGTTCAAGTTCATATCTAACCTTTTCAGCTTCGGTTAAATAAGCAGGTTTCCAGGCTTTATTTATTGAAGCAGTGTAGTCTTTTTTTGTACCACCATTAGGATATTTTTTTATATTTTCTATTTTATTTGTATAGAGTTTATTATTTTTTAGATAAGGTAAATAAACATTTCCTTCTTCATCAACATC